GACCTGAACCAATTGTTAATCCATTTAAGAAGGTTGCAGAAGCTTTAGCTGTTCCGTCACCATAATTGTGTATTGGATGATTAGCCATTGTCAATGTAATATCCTTACCATCAAATTTTATTGGTAAAGATAGATTGGGATTTGAATTGTAATTATAAACTCTCAAATTATATAAAGATAGTGCTGGATCAATGTTTGGTTGAATCAATTGAACTGAATCAACATAAGCCAAATAACTTGAATTGCCAACATCTGCTCCCTGATATATAGTATCACTTTTCTGTGGGAAATTTGTTATATCAATTCCATAAACTACTACATCTTGAATTTTGATGGAAACATTTGGTGTTTCAATGTAATCTTCACCATAGTTTGAAATGCTGATTGTTGTAATAGAACCGGCACGGTCGGTAACAGCAGAAAATGTTGCACCATCACCTAAAATTCCAGGTACATAGATTGAAGCGCCTGATGCTTGAACATTAGCTGAATTTACTGATACTGCTGGCAAGGCATCTGTCCTATAACCCATGCCACCAATTGTATAGGATTCTTCACCAGCAACATAAGAGATTGTTAATATTTGTCCATCAGCATCAACTGTTTCAACATTTGCATATGCACCATAACCAGAACCACCGGTAAATACAATTGTATCGTTTGCTTGATATCCTTCACCACCTGAAGTGATTTGTATTGGTGCTAAAATACCCAAAGATTTTAAATCTGGATTTCCAAGTGAGGAGTGAATATATGAAGAAATTGCTGTAACACCTGGAACTTTGGTTATTCCACCACCACCATTAGTTACTAAAACTGATGAAATTGGATATGTTTGAAAAGAATCAAAACCAAAAGCATCTTGTAAAGGTGTATCCACATTTGAAATGGTATTTGCCAAAAAGGAATAAGTTGTATTACTGATAGCAGGACCTTGGCCACTCTGGTCAAAACGAATTGAATCAGCTACCACAAATGAAACATTCATTGTCTTTGTTGGATCAGGATCCAAAGAACCGACTACAGCACTTGCACCACCACCATCAGTAATTGTGATGTATGTGTTTGGATTGGCAGTATAACCATAACCACCCGTTAATACGTTAATACGTTTGATAGAACCTTTTGTTGTTGTTCCTACAGTTGCTGTAGCACCAATGCCTGTATTTGAATTCAAACCACCATATACTACTACAGGATCTCCGGGTTGATAAAACAGACCACGATTGTTTGGATCGATATTAATCTGAGAAATCTGACCAACAATTTTAGCTCTAAGAATTTCAGAACCTGGTGTGCCAGAGGGCACCACATTACCATCTAAAAAATATACATCTTGGTTATTATTATCAACAACACGAACAAACTCACCAGAATTAAACAATCGTTCAATATTAGAAATGAATACTTCTATTTTATCATTTGTTGATAAAGCATTTTCAACGGTCGCAATAGATTTGGTGCTTTCTCCAAACAAACGATAACGAGATATGTTTAAAAAATTAGTATCGGTTGTTGCTAATCTCAAACTTTTAGACACATACCAACTACCAGCAGAGGCTCTCAATACAGAATCTTTTGTGTAGAATAGATTGAATTCTGAATTGTAAAGTGTTTTGAATAAAAATTGATATGATGCTGGTGTTCCTTTAGTCTGATATAACTGTCTTGCAACTTTAATTGCCAAAGATTTATCAACTAAAGCATCTTGTGGAAAATATGGTAAAAAATCATTGATAAAATAATCCATGAATTGACTAGTTGTTTTATCAATATCATGGTAACTTAATAGATTCTTTGAACCATAAGTAACGCCATTGTTTTGTTCCATCCATTCATAATACGCTTGAACAAATGTGACAAAATTATCGTAATCAGGATTGTCCCGAACAAACTCAGGTAACTGAGAACGAACTAGTAAAGATGTTTTTTGATTAGTATCGGACATTAATTTTTAGCAGTTACAGTTACAGAAATTGAATTTGGATCAAAAGGATCGATAGTAACAATTCTGTTATATGAAGAAGAAATGATTGTAGTTGTTGGATTTGCTGAAATTGTCAATTGACCCAATGTATTATCTACATCATAAGGACCAAAAGAGTTTAATGTAATTACGCCGTTAACATAATCAATTGTTCCAACATTTTGATTGAATATAGTTTTAACATTATTTGTATTATTGTAGTAACTTCTCAATGTTCCATATTGACCCTGTAAGGTAACAACAGCTGCACCCAACATGGCATTGGTATCTATCGGATTTGGTGTGATGGTTGCAATTGCACTTGTATAGTTATTACCAGCAGTTACAACATCAATTCTCTTAATTGTTCCGTTAGTATTGATTACAGCTTTAGCAGTAGCACCAGAACCATCACCTTGAATAGTAACTGTTGGTGCTACGGAGTATCCAAAACCAGGATTTGTAACAGAGATTGATTCTACACCGCCGGTTGATGAAGGAACTTCTTCAATATAAATTCCATCAATGACATTAGATAGATTTAATGGATTCTGAAACTGAACGGCAGGAGAACTAGTTACACCAGACAAGAACATACCTTTTTTGAGTGGAACTCCATAATAGAAATTGTATGTTTGTGTCTTTGTTAATGTTGGGTAAAACTTCTTCTGAACTTGAATACTGATTTCATTAGTAACAATCGATTGTTCTGCATTTTGAATCGCAGCAATCAGTTCAGGTGAAGAAAAAGTTGAATTAAATGTGTTTAATGTTGTATTAGTAAAGTTATTGATTGTAGAAACCACTAATTGATTGATTTGGTTTGCTGACAATGTGGTTTTCTTTGGGTCATACAATACATTGGCATTAATTTTAATATATGTGTAATCTGGATCCACAATAGTAGGTTCAACAGTCATTACTGAAATGGGTTTGATAACTTGTTGAATTAACTTTTGTTTTTGTGTGGCAGTTAAAGTATAAGCACCAGCAGGTTTCAATGAAATGAACACTTGACCATATACTGGTGGGTTGTTTTCTTCACCACCCCAAACATTGACTGCATCAAATGAATAACCTAAGTTATTTTGTTGAATCAATGTGATATAATCTTCTTTGGTAACGGCACGGTTTTGTGCAGCGTATGCTTTTGGTGCTTGAAATTTAATAGAATCAATAGATTCTTTTTCACCACCTTGTGATGCGGATACGATTGGATAAACTATGGTGTTAGAATAACCTGAGATAGAATCCATCAACACAAAACTATTGGCACCATAAGCAGCCGTGCCTTGTGTAGTAATGTATGAAATTCTAACAATATTTCCATCAATTAATTTCTTACCAATAACTCCATCACCAAAATAAATTTCATATGTTCCGGTCAAACTTTCTTGTAAAAAGAAAACTTTAGAATCACCAGTTAAATTCAATACATCTGAAGTTAAAGTGTAGATATCATAATAAGAATTCGAATTTGATTGTTGAACTACCACGGTAATTGTAGCTGTATCAACATTACTTTCTGGTATTTCAAATGTGTATTTTGGATTTGCAGCGGAATCTACTGTATAAGTTACTGAAGCAGGTAATCCTTGACGAATAGTAATGTCGTTAAAGTTTGCTGTATTTGATACGGTGTTAACAGTATAAGAATCGGTTGTAACAAAGTTGTAGTTTACTCCATCGATTGCTTCAGACAAAAATGATGTAAACTTTGGTAAAGTTAAAGATGGGTCAGTAACTTGATTTACTTTTAAATTGATTTGAGCAGCTGGCGCACTGGCTGATTTTGGAACATAACCCAACAGTTTGGCTTGAGATACAACAGAACTTCTTTGGATGGCAGAATCCAAGAACATTTCATTTGCTACCATGTTTAGGTAGAAAGAGTTGTATTGAGTATTATATGATAGAATATCTAAAAGAGTAGAAAGTGCTGAACCTTCATAATTATAATCTTTTAAAGTGTCTTGCGATTGCAAGAATGTTTTCAGATTAGTTTTAATTGAATTAAAATCTAAATCTGCTATCTGAATATTAGAGTTAGCGCCTGCCATCTTATCTATTTCTCTCTAAAATAAGGGTTACTGTTGTAGGTAATGTTGCATTTTCTATGTAGAAAACGATTGTGGTCTCGTAAGCATTATTGTCTGGTTTAGGTGAAACCTTTATTTGTTGCACTCTTGCACGAGGTTCGTAGTTTTGTATAACTGATAGAATTTCTCTTTCAATTGCTGCTGAGGTTAAAGGAGAAATCAATTCAAACAATAAAGCATCAAGATTAGAACCCAAAGATGGATTGAAAGGACGCTCATAGTGTCTGGTTAATAGTAAGTTTCTAACCGATTTGATAACAGCTTGGTCATCATAACTCAAAGCAACATCACCAACAACAGGTTTTCTGGTGAAGGTGAAATCGATATCGGAGTAAATCTTAGTTAATTTTGCCATTTATTATTTATTCGTTATTGTGGAGGTCCTGTTACGCCACCTTGAGCATCTGGATGAACGTGGCCATCTAAACTGATACCACCACCATTCATATCACCTGTTGAGGTGATAGAACCTTCAACAAAGATATTACCGACTGTCGTGATGTTACCACCAACACCTTGAGTGCCAGCTGTAATACCCAAACCAACTCTTTCAGCACCATCAATAGTGGTATTGCCGGTAGAATGAATATTACCAACTTGTTCGATAGGACCAGTTAGGTCGAATTCGGTAGCCTTTGCTATGAACTTACCTGATATCTGCATATTCACATCACCACCGACTGTCCAATCCACGGATCCGTCAACCTTTTGTGTTGCATTACCTTTAACGTAAACACCAGCATTACCATCTACCGTAATATTACATTGACCTTTAACATGGATGTTATTATCTTTGATAAAAATTTCGTAGTTATCACCTGCCACTTTGGTAACTTTGGTGCCATCTGGTGCAATCTCAAAGAAAGTACCAGCTTTATGTGATAGTTGTATTCTCTCTGCACTTGGTGTATCATCC